GTTGGGTAGCAACGAGGGGGGGCTATTTGAATACGACGGAAGAAAGTATTACGTCAAACGATATGACGACGTAACTGCTGATGGCACCCAGATGCCTCCGGGTACCGGCAGGAGGCGTCTTACGGGCGAGGTGTTAGGCAACGCCTTGTACCGGGAGTTGGGTCTTGCTGTCCCCGACTCGTATGCGTCACGCAATATGGCAGATGATTCGCTGTGGCATGTGTCCCCGTGGATAGAGGACATCGAAACTGTTCAACAGTTCTATCAAGCGACTGGTGTCGCGGTAGACGCAACAGTGGTTGCACGCGACACCGACACTGGTCTTATGCGTTTGACGACGTTCGACAATGTTCTTCCTAATGAAACGTCAGCACCGCTTGCGGTGGTGTTTTCTAACGGATCAGCGGCGGACTTGCTGTTGGCTAACTGGGATGTTGCCGGTGGGGGTTACAGCAACATAGGTGTTTCACCCCTTGATGGGTTGGTTCGGATAGATCAGGGTTCGTCGTTCTTCTATCGCGCTCAGGGTGCCGCTAAAGCCGACACTGGCTGGGAGTGGGCTGCGATGTCTGACATCGACAGCCAAGGCGGGATGTTAGACCAATACATGAATGAGAATTATGGGCGCTTGGCGAATCTTGGTATGGCTGACGACGCTGTTGCGGAATTGGCGAATCAGGTCGGCAAGATTTTGGATATGCGCTTACAGGCCGGGGGGATGGAGGCGTGGGTCCGCCGGATGATGCCCACTCCTGAAGATGCGTTGGATGAGTTGGACCCGTTTGTTGAGTTCCTTGAGAAGCGGTTGGAGATTTTGGCTGACCGGTTTGGTTTGGATTTTGTTCCAACAAATGATCCTGATTTCCTCAAGGCTGCGTTGGCTCAACGCGGTTTCTCGCAGGAAGTAATCCAAGCGGCAGATGAGGCCGGGACCACGATGCAGTTGTTCCATTTCACGGCCAATGCTCCACCTATATCGTTGACTTCCACGTATGGGAACAAGGGCACCGGGTGGTTTGATACAACATTTTTGAATTCGACTCCGGGCAACATGTATTACACGGCATCGGGGTCGGAGTATGGGTACAACCTGTTGCTGGATTTGCCTGAGGGCGCGAAGAACATCAAGGTGTACGGGTTGCCTTACGGGTCAAGCGAGGCTTCCGCCGCGCAGGTGGCTATTGATATTTCGCGGGCGAGTAGCCCCGATGAAGTCGCTCGCATTGTAGATGATGCTTCGCATGGGGGTGGTAGCCGTGGTGGGGCTTGGGAGAACACACTGGGCGCAAGCGGAGCGCAAGGTGATTACTATTTGGATCAGTTCTCTCGCGTCTATGAATCGAACCCTCAGTTGGTGCGGCAGATACGTCAGATTATGGAGACATGGGTCGCTCGGGCCGACGAAGTAGCCCCTGAAGTGGTGCAAGTATTGGATGCGCTGCGGTACGCAGATGAACTGGGGGATTTGCGCGTATCTACTGACATCAGCAATTGGACTACGGAGGCGGCAGGTTCTTCTGAGATTGTTCAGAAGGCCGCCAATTCTTCCTACAAGGAACGCATCGAATTCGCCATGTGGTTGCAGCGGCAGAATGCCAACAACATGATTCCTCCCGGTGGACCGGAAAATCTGGCAGAAGAATTTGCCCATTACCTTTGGTCCGTGGACCCAAACCTGAACCCCGGAAATGCGGGCCTCTTTTTCGGTATAGATTCGCGGCGGTTTGAGTTCGGAAGGGTAATAAACGCTGCGTTCACTGGTGAACCTGAGCATTTCGGTGGGGTAGGTGCCGGTGGTGTGGTGGAGTTCGCAGATGAAGGCGCGACAGCGAGAGGTGCCTTCGACTGGGAAGGGATGTTGGAATCTCCCGCAACCGCAGGTCGGGGAGGAGGCCATCAGCAGTTGAGGCCGGGAAGTGGTGGTAGTAGCGCCGGGGATGCAACGATGCGTCGGTGGTATCTCACGCAGTTCAATCAGGAGTTCCAGAATTCGTTGACAGCCGACGGGTACAACGCTGCCTTCTGGGTAAATGGGGGTACTTCAGGCGATTCTGTGAGGGTTCCGGGTGCTGGCGGGTTGAATGCTTTTGGTAGCCGCAAGTTCGCTAACATCATGGCTACAAACCCGTTGGCTTTGAGGTCGATGGATGTGTCCATGACACACCGCAACATTTCCCGGTTGACCGGCAACGAGGTTGTGGATGGGAAGTTGGTGCCAACGAAGGAAGCGATAACGGAAGCAGATTTCGTCGCAAAGTTGGGCGACGATTTGGAAGTCGATGAGGTCGCTATGTGGGATCAGATCGCAGCGGATACGGCTGCAATCGATCCTTACCCTGACGTACCGGTGCCAAAGGCAGCGTGGGCAGATATCGCTGATGATACGACGCACCCCTTCTGGGATGCAGATACCACTCTCGCCATGAAGGAAGACATGGTTGATGCCGGTATGCCTGACGATGAAATCAACGACTTCTTTGAAAATATGTATATCAATGATTGGGACGTTGACATATATGAACAAGAAGTAGCCGAGTGGATGAAGGTTCAGGCGGGAGCCGACCCTTCGGGCTTCGATCCTCTTTATACGTTCGGTGCCAGAAGGCAGGCTCAAGAAGGTGAAACCTTATTCATCGAACCTACGGCGTTCTTTGAATGGTTTCAAGAAATATCTGCGATGCCGAAACAGACTGTGGGCAGCAACAAATCGCCAGAGGATCTACTACAACAGTTGGTTGAACGGCGAGCCGAACTGGTTGCGGACCAGCAACTCGCTACTCAGGCTTACGTTGAAACCGCAGGCCAAATACTTTCTGAGATGGAACTCAAGGCAGCGAGGGAAGCAATCGAACTTGGAACGCCTCCAGATTCGTGGGTTGCTGATCTAGCGGACACCGAAAGGTGGCTTGTCAGTAGGGGCATGGATGAGAAGCAGCGTCAGATTGACGACGCTTTGGACTTGCTAAATCGTTTGGGCGCTCCGGTGGATGCCCCGTTGGAGAATCTACCAGACGATTTGATTGAGTTGCGGTTGGCTGTAGGCGCTCTTATTGAGGGTGATAACGCCATGTTGAATCTTGCGTTGGACGAGTTCCAACGCGGCGCCGAGGGGTGGACTGATCTCATATCGAAGTTGCCTGAGCAGAAGTTGGGTGATCTTCATAAGGTGCCTAAAGCGGAGGAAATGGTTGAGGACATTTTCTTTTCCGGCATGAAGACGTTCGGTCAGTTGCAGGGCAATGCCACTCTGGTTGATTCGATGCTTGCGACTGAGATGTTTGCTGCGCGTGGTGGTGCTGCGGGGTTCTTGAGCAAGTACGACAAGTTGCACAATCTGTTGCGTGCTTACATGATCGCTAAGCCCGGTTTCCACGGGCGTAACTTCCTGTCTGGCGCGTTTATGAATCATCTCGCTGGCATAGATTGGTCTAGTTACCGCAAGTTTATGCGCGCGTACTGGAAGTATCAGGAGGAAGAGGCGGCTGCTGCGGGATTGACGAAGAAGGCTGCTCGTATGCGTAAGGCTATGCGTGGCCGGTTTATCAACCCGGAGAATGTCAGCCAAGCGGATGTGGAGGTTGTCAGGGAGTTGGCGCGGACAGGGAGTTTAGGTTCTGCTTCCGGTCAGGTTGCTTCTGAGTTCGTGGAGTCTTCAGGTCGCGGCATCATTGCGCAGCGTCTTGCGCCGAACGCCAACATCCGTATCGGTGGGAAGGAAGTCAACATTGTTGACGCTATGAACCCGATGAACACACGCAACGCTCCGTTGCGTTTGTCTAAGAATTTCGGTATGGCGACTGAGACTTTCTTGCGGGGATCGCTTGGCTTTGACACGTTGAAGAAGGGCGGTACCGCAAGCGAAGCGTTCGATAACATTATGAAGTTCCATTTCGACTACGACGATTTGTCGGACTTTGAACGTAACGTCGTGAAGCGGGTGGTTCCGTTCTATACGTGGACTCGTAAGAACATGCCTTTGATGATGGAACAGTTTGCGCGCCAGCCGGAGGTGTTCAACCGGTACGTGAGTTTGAAGAAGGAAGTTGAACTCATGTCCGAGGATGACGAGGGGGGCATTGTTCCGCGTTGGATGCAGCGGCAGGGGGCGATTCGTTTGCCGTTCAAGTATGAGGGTGAGAACATGATGATCTTGCCTGACATGCCGTTCAAGGCTCCGCTTGAACTGCTTGATCCTGCGTTGGCTTTCGATGCAGACCTTGGGGTTATGGAGCGTGTGGAGATTGCGTTGGGGACGTTGGGTACGCAGATAACGCCGATTATCAAAGCGCCTTACGAGTGGAAAGCGAAGCAGAATCTTTGGAAGGGTTACAGTTTCGATGGTCGCCCGGAGGCTGTGCCCGGTGCGTACACGATCATTCCGGGCATGATGGAGGGGTTGCGGATTCTTGGTATCGCTTCAAAGAATTATGAGGGTGACTGGGTGATGCCAGACCATGCGTTGCATGGCATGGCACAGTTGTTGCCTACGTTTACGGACTACCGGCGGTTGTTCCCTGATGAAGAGAAGTATCAGCAGCGCGCTGTGAGTAATTGGATTTCTTGGCTCTCTGGTATCGGGTTGCGGACGAACACGAAGTGGGAGCAGCAACAGGAGATCCGTTCTCGCGGCTACGACATGCGCGAAGAGCGTGCGCAGGAGCGGGCGTTGAGAAGGTCGCGTTTGTAGCGAGGGACAAACTATCCTTAGGGCATGAAGTACGTTGAGCGCGGCGAGTGGGGGGCGATAGACACAGGGAAGCCCCTGAAGCGCTTCTGGCGTGCCGTGCAGGGGATTGTCATTCATCACACCACGGGGCCGTCAGAAGGCCCGTGGAGGCGTGTGAGAGGACATGACAGGTACCACGTAGAGACTAAGGGATGGGATTCCATTGCTTACAACTGGCTGGTGTCTGGCGAAACAGGAGAAATCTTTGAGGGGAGAGGCTGGCATCGTGGCGCAGCCACTCGCGGATGGAACTCCAAAACGATTTCCGTCGCATACATCGGGGATTCGGACGACAAGTTCACTGTTATCGGCAAGGAAACTATGCTTGCCGTCGTCGGGGCCATCAGGGAAAAATATGGCAACCACCTTTGGGTTAGGTGCCACATGGATTTTTCCTCAACCTCCTGCCCCGGCGTAAACCTAAGCACATGGGTGCAAGAGGGGATGCCCATGCACGACAACCCATCCAACGTCGCTATCGACTGGGGTGGGATCATTCGCTACATCGTGGAAGGGGGACAGGAAGCCCTTCCTATTAGACGACGTTCCAAAGGCAAGTGGGTGGCACTTGCGCAGGGGCGGTTGAACGACCGGACAGGAGCCGGTCTGAAAGTGGACGGCATTTACGGCGGCAAGTCAATCGCCGCCTGTAAGCAGTTCCAATCAAACTACGCAATCAAAGTCAATGGGATCATTGACTCACACACATGGAAGGTGTTGTGGACAGCATGAAAAATCTTATCGAACGAGCCGGATGGACATTCGCTCAAGCATTCTTAGCCCTATTCGTAATGGGAGACTACGGCACCCTGAAGGTTGCCCTTATCGGTGGCGTGGCTGCGGCCCTGTCGGTCGTCAAGAGTTACGCAAAGGACAAGATTTCGTAATGAATGACGACGCCGTGAATGCCGAGTTCGACAAGTGGGCGAACGAGTACGGCTACATGGCGACTGAAATCTACGAAGAAATAAAAGGAACCTCACACCTGCTGGACGTAGCAGACCTCAACCACGCGAAGTGGCATAACGACACATTAGGCGTGTTGGTGGTGTTGCCTTACGAACATGCGATGGCGTTCGCAGCGGAAAGTATTATGAATGACTTTGAAAACAGTCCTCTTCATAACCACGTATTCTCCACTATCAGCGGACTAATAATGAGTTCCGTGGATGCCATGCGTGACTTAAGTGATGACTGAATCTGGGTTACGCATCGGCAGGTTCCAGATCCCATAGTTGACCATCATCCCAATGATGCAGTAGCCGACCAAATCCATGAACGAATCCATTACGGGTTCGTTCGTGGGGTCGGCACCCTTTGCTGCAAGGTTCTCCAAGCGGGCGATCTTGTCGTGCATCCGCACGATAATGCCGTCTTGCCCGAACCGGTTGATGTTCTCGTACCCGTAGTCGGCCTGCTTGCCTGCCAGCATGGGAAGAATCCCTTCGGCTGTAAGCGCCTCTACCCCTGTGCATTGCATGGCTGTGGACAGGGTAGTTTGAGCAAGTGACCGATAGTATTCGGCCTCGCCATCGCCGCAGTTCAAACGCTTGCGTCCGTACCATTCGCCTTCAAGGTAATCGAACTCTTCGCGCAGCAAAGCCAACCATTCCATGTGGTCCCTTTTCGCTTGGAACGCAGGGTGCGCAGCGCTGAAGTCAGCATGGGTGCTGTCTATCTGACCGGCACACAGGGAGGCGGCAGCCTCCCACGATAGGGGTCTAATCTCTGGATCGATCATCGTGCAAGTACTCCCTTACTAGAGGATGAACAGATAGTTCGTGTTTAAGTTTGTTCAAGATGCGGTCGCGCTTACGGGCGACGGTGGTCTTGGGTATTCCTAGCACATGCTCTACTTGGCGCAGACTCATGCGCTCAAAGAGAAGAGCGTTTAGAAGCCAATGCTCCCACGGCTCAAGGGTTTCGATTGCGTCAAGGACCACGGCCTGTAGGTCAGCACGTTCTTCCTTGGAAATGCGCGGTTCGCTGTGCGGACTAGCCTGTTGGAGTGCTTGTATAAGGGTGTCGGGCGCCGTTCGTGCTTCTGTTTGAGATAACTCTTGGCTTCGGGTGGACGGTCTACCGACCAATCGGCTAGCCCGAAGGGGGTCAAACGGGAATTCTTTCTTCGCCATCCTCCCCAGCATACGTCATGGGTGGGTTCAGGAAATCCTCTGCGATGACTCTGGTCCCTTCGGCGTCGTAACCGGATGGTTCGCCTTTCTCCCATGCCTCGTCATGGTCGATCCACCCTAAGATTTCTACGGCCCGGAACTCTGGGGCGACGGGCCTGACCACGAAGAGAACTAAACCTTTGCCTAGTTGTTTGCGGCGCACCGCAGCGCTGCTGCTTGTGCGCACACGCCTGACCTCAATGTTGTGGCCGACATCGGCCATGCCTTTGAACTCTTCGTGCTTGTTCTTAGGCCACACATGACCAGACCAGAACTGGTTCGTGAGTTTGGCAACCGCTAGTTCCCCCACGCAAGCGGCGGCTTGCGCGGTGCGGTCATCCTCCATGCGTTTCTTGTCGTAGTACGCAGCGTCCGCTTTACCCCAGTTTTCTATGTACCTGCGGGCGCCTACATGGAGTGCCCACTCGTATTCCCAAGGGTGTAGTTCTACGAGGATCATTCTTTGCTCGCTTTCAGTTGAACCACAAGCCTGTCGTTGGGGATAACGCCCGCACGTTGGCACCCATCTAGGCACAGTTTGATGTAGTTGTCCAAATCCCCACGTAGCGGTGTCTGCCATTGCGTCAAGGAGCGGACAGTGACGTATGTTGCTTCCTCGCAAAACGTCATCTCCACCGTGACCGGCCCGTGAAAGACGGGCGGGTCATCGCCAACCGCTTGAGCGTATGCTTTCTCCGCTTCGACGGTTTCCTTCGGAGTGTAAACGCGACCTTTGCGCGACATTCGGGGACGACCCTTGGGCTGTGGTCTGCCGGGGACAACGAATGAGAACTCATTGGGAGACTGTTGCCCGCTGTTGGGCGTCGGTGACGAGCCGGTCGATTTGCCTTTCGCAGTCGTGTCTGCCTGCGAACTTTGGGCCATCATCCCACCATTGTCCTAAGCGCGAATCTAAGTCTTTAGTCCACGAGATGACATCGGTGCGAGTGTAGCCCGACTCAAACATCGAACGGGCGAACCTATTCAGGAAACCGTGCCGTCCCTTTCCTGCTCCATGCCCACGGTAGTACGGAACTGGACCGTTGTTGAACATCTCCGATGCCAAACCACGCAGACGGGAACCATCCACCTGCATAAGAGGTTCCTTGCTGTAGTCCCTCTTAGGTGGCAGGTCAGGCACCACAGGCTTGGGTGGTTCATACAGGGAAGCCGCACGTTCCAACACCGCTGTAGGCGTCCTGTCCTGTTCAGCCAAGATGATGAAGTCGAATAGGTCTAAGCCCTCATCGTCTGTGTCTAGGATCACTTGCCGATCCAGCAGACCAGTACCGGGTGGGCGGTTCCCACCATACGGCAAGCGCATGTAGTTGCCGGGTGGCCCCTTCAGGGAATCCTGCTTGGGGTACACAGCGTCGTACTTGGCTCCCGCCAGATCCAACGCTGCTTTCATGGCACGGCGCATCACTGATGCGCGCACCCATTCCCGGTTGAATATCCACAGGTGACAGCCCTTGCTGCGTGAGAGTTCCACCCACGATTTGATATCCATTGCTCGCAGCACCATCGACACGTTGCGTGCGATGACCAGAGAGTCATCGCCTTCGTCTATGTCGATAGACCCCCACCTACACATCCACAGATCAGGGTTCATGTCTACGTAATAACGGTTATTATCAACGTCCTCACGCCATGTGTCTGGGCCTCCGCCCTCATGGTTCGGGTCGTAGACCATCGGGTAAATCCCGATCATCTCTTCGCCTGTGAGGTGGCGTTCTAGCAGGTCATCGCCTACTTCTGCCCAACGGCAACCGCCTGCGTCCGTGCCGTAGGCATAAGGGAAGCCTGAGAATAGGGTACGAAACTGGGGTGCAGGTAAGTCACTCATCTAAACTCATCTGCTCCCATACGATCCCCGGCTCTAGGAGCCTCCCGCTTGTGTGGATTGTGAGGTTGACTTCTGCTTTCTCGCCATCACCTGATTTATTCTTCCACAACCCGACACTGATTTCATCCTCATAGTGCCTGCGGGTATCTTCCTCAAGGTTCGTGTCATCCCATCTGCGCCATGTCTCAATGAGGAAATGGCTCTCGCTGGTGGATGCGTACCGCCCTGCTTCTATGCCACCGGCACGGCCACGGTTCCCTGAACCCCGGCCAGACTGGTGGAGTATTACGCCTACGACACGCCAGTCGGACACCAACTGTTTGAACGATTCGATCTTGGCTTGGACGCTGGCCGCATCGCCAGCGCCCCCACCCCGGATCAACTCCAAGTAGTCGTAGACGATTACGTCTGGGCGTTGCCCATCCCATAGTTCCACCGATGCGATACGCATGGCCTTGTCGATGTCATCGACAGTCATCCCCGTGGATTCAAAGTGAAGGTTTGTTTCGTCACGCATAACCTGCTCCACCCTTTCCCACGCTGACCTGTCCTCACGGATAAGACGGTTGATCCATTCCTTCTGGTCGATCTCTAGGCGTATGGCTGTGTACCTACCCCAGAACATCGTTTCGGTTTCATCCGGGCTGACCCACAGCGTGCGGTGGTTGCGGTTGCGGGCCACCATGTTCAACGCCAGCAGGGTCTTACCCGTATGGGATCGACCGATAACGGTGACGAGTTGCCCACCACGGGCGCCACCCAAGGTGGCGTCATCAAACACCCGCACCCCGAACGACCATTCGTTCCCCGAACGAAGGTCGTGGCGCATACGACGCACCTGTTCCTTCTTCGGAGTGAAGAGCCGTTGCAGGTCAGCGGCAGAAATCCCCTCTATTTCAGTTGGAGGCTGAGAGGGAGGTGCCGGAGCGGAATGCGAATCCGATTCCGCCCCGGCTACAAGCGCTAAGGCTTCCTCCAACGATAGTTCCTCAGGCATTGGCCTTTGCCAGCCAGCCCTGCGGATCTACAGGGTCGGGGCGTTCGCCCCAGTTGAACGGGCTGTTCTTCACCAGACCAGCGAAGTACCCGCTCTTGTTGGCGAGGGGATGGTTACCCTCACCTTCGCTCAAGAACAGCGAACCGTCGCCTGCGACGCTCACGCCCTTCTTAAGTTTGAAGTCACCCAGCCCACACTTGCCTGTCTTGGTGGTTGGGATCTCCTTGCCTTGGAGGGTCTGCGCCCAATAGTCCGCTGGGAACGTGCGCGTACCATCCTGAAAGAGTTTGCGTATCGCTTGGTTGTCCAAGAACATGCTGTCCTTGGATGCGTAAGCGACACCCGCATTCTTTTCTGCGAGCCAAATCTTATGGACGAGAGCGTACTGCTCATCGTCTATGTACTTGGACTCGGGCCTGTCCGATGCGACCTCAGTCGCTCCGGGGAATGCTGCTACGACAGCATCCGCTATGTCTTGACCGGGTGCTACCGCTACCTCAGCGCCCTCTCCTAGATTCACGAGAGTGTCCTTAAGGTTGGGTAGTTCTCTTGCGAGTTCCCGTGCGTTTTCAATCGCCATTGTGACGGCTACACCGTCGGGTTCGTTGCCAATCTCAGCGACAGCGAGTTCAACCGCTGCCTTGAGAACAACCTGTGCTTCAATACTGGCCCGCTCTAGCGGACTCATCGGCTTGAAAGCCATAACTATGCGCCTCCTATCGTTGCGCCTTTGCACCGTGCGAAACTTTCGCACCACTTTTCGGAACACCACCAACCGTTGTCACCCAACGGGTACGGACCCGTCTGAGTTTCCAACAGTCGGCAGAGTGCCGAAACCTTTTCACGTAGCCAGTCGAAATGCTCCTGCCCACGCTCAAGATCCATACGGCCCACACCATCCGGGTGCATGACCGCGTAAGAGAAGTTCGGGATACCCAACGCATAGCAGTAAGCGATGGATTGCACATCCCAACGCTCGTACTGCCAGCGTTCCTTTGAGTAGTCACGGCTTGGGAACTTCCAATCCCACAGCCGGTTCTCTTCCACGAGATCAACGGTGCCGGTCATGCGAACCAGTCGTTCATCGTTGTCGATGAGCGGCACATCAAACGTGTACTCAACCAGTACCGGCTGGACCTGCGGGAACACCTCGTCATGCCAGTTGGCTATCTTCCCTAGCCCTGCCTTGTATGCGCTGTCCGGGGTGTAGTTGTTCCACACCTCTACGGTAGGGACTGCTTCCTCCCAGTAGTAGCCGAACGCATCGTTCATGTCGTCAAGGGACATCTCCGCTATGCCGTCCTTGCGTGAGTTCAGCGCGTCCTCCGCTACGGAGTGGCATACGGTCCCCAGCGTGGACGCATCCTTGATGCGTTCGCTTACAAGGCCGAAGATGTCTGCCCTCCACCGTTCCAGACACATGTCTGAAGTTTTGACGGACGACTGTCGTACCCACGTATGGACCCACCGCCCATCGGCGTCCTTATGGATTGGGTATTTCATCTCACCTCCCACGGTACTTAGTAATCCCCAGTCCCTTCAGGACTGGGGAGTACTTAGTACGTACTAAGTTTACTGGCCGACGCAACCTGTCACTTTCGTTTCCGGTTACGTTTGGATGTTTCTTGCTTCGGCTTCGTGACTTTCTTTACGATTGCGTTACGAACACGTAACAGTTCTTCACGGGTGAAGGTGTGGTCCGGGCCACCGCTGGGTTTCAGGTCTGTCATGCTGCGTCTGCCTCCAAGTCTCGTATGCGCTTCTTCAACTCACGTATTTCCTTCAACATGGCCTGCCGTTCAAACATCTCAGCAGCGTTCTCTGTTTGGGTGATCGCTTGCAAATGATCCGGGTTGATACAGGCACGGGTATGACATTTGTGGTGGATGACCGCTCCCTTGGGGATTGGGCCAACCCATGTTTCGTAAGCCATCCGATGAGCAATCACCGTCTTTCCGTTTCTGTCGCCGCGCTTGACTCTTACCGGTGTCGCCTTCCCGTAGCCGTTCTGCCCTATGTGATTCCATAGCCAACAGCCAGAAGGCGCTTTCTCGTGACGGGCGTTTAGGTATTCATGGTTAGAAGTAGCCCATTCGTGCTGACCGCCCTTGGGGTTACCGTAGATAAGCCATTTCCTGTAGTGCTTTCCGCAATAACCTCCCGTGTGGTAAGTGTCATCGCAATCTTCCACCAGACAGGGGAGGACACCTCGTTTGACTGGGCGCACATAAGTAGGATCACCGTACTTGAGCCACTTTTGGTAGTGCGGGCTACACCACCCCCGCGCCAAGAGGTCAGTTCGGGGGCACTCTTCGACTGAGCAGGTCTGCTTCACGCCCATGCGTTCTTCTCCTTAGCAGGACGCTCAGCCCAATCGCTGTACATCGTGTACCACACATCACCCAGCGCACTAAGCCGATGCGGAGGCATCCCCGCCTGCTTACACGCGCTCTTAAAGTTCGGATAAGTCAAGTCCCTGTATGCGTACATCTCTAGGTAATGAACCCAGTCGTCACGCAACAGAACAATCCGATACGGATAATCCCGGTACGGCGTAGTCAGAATCGACTCGTCCGGGTACTCCGCCACCCCATCACCCATGACCAACGCAGCAGTCAGGTTCGTTAGGGAATCTTTGTCTCTCGCCCTGACCAACACGACCGTCGGGTCATCGGGCGTAGACACAACCGAATAAAAACCATGAGTAGTAAACACCCACATACATACACCTCCTGAGTGTAAGAGCGTGAGGGGACGGGACGACGGAGGGGATCAGTGCCCCGCCCCCACACGCGAATGATTAGATTATTCTGCTACCGTTGGGAAGGCTTCAGCAGCGGGTCCAACACTTATGAACTTGATCCGCTTTGGAACCGCCCCAATCCTGTAGCAATTGAAAGCCTTGATATACATGGCTGCACACAGGCGGCTGTCTTTCACCCATGACTGGACACGCCTGTTAGCCTGAGAATCTTTCAGCGCTTGCTCCCTCAAAACATACGCTGGGTTCTCTATCTGCGACGGCTTGACCACCTGCTGAGCAAACTCGGCAGCCAAATCCGGGTAGATACGGCTACACACAACGTGTGCTGCCCCCGCCCCTGAGGTTGTCATGCCTATGTTCTGGTACATTTTGGTACCTACGCTGACACCCCTTTGGCATTCCTCACTGACTTGGGTGATGTAATCCACCCACTTAGCAGTCGTCATGCGTTGGGCAGGCTTACTGTTCATGGTCATGTCTTTGTAATGCTCATACGCCCAAACGCGCCGGGACACAGAGAACAGATTGTTGATGTTCGTAAACTCTCGCGGATCTGCCGGATCGTTAGAGATGATCTGAAGGATGTCTCCCACTGAACGCTTGCGCCCGGTATCAACGGTAAGCAAAGCATCAGCATGAGGGACACCATCAACAACATTGAACTGTTGGACTGTCTCGCTTTCAATGACAGCCGACAGCCTGTGTTGGCCGTCCGATAGGCGTCCATGCTCATCCAAGATTAGTGGAACACCTATGTTGCGCCAGTCGCCTTCAAGCATCACATACGCATACTTCAAGACGAGATCATCGTTGATAGTACGGTTAGGTGCTGCGTTGTCCAGCATAATGCGGGCCTCTGCTGGCCCAATAAACTCCACAGATGTGGACGGGGCACGACTCCCGGTACGTGTGTTGTTACTCATGCTTTACCTCCTGCATGAATAGAGAAA